ATATATTAAAATATGTATTGTAAGAAAGTGTAAATAAAGGAAAACATGCGGAAACATGATTCCAAAGCCAGTCCTGAAAAAGGTGTATCCAAGTTAATGGTGTGGACGACTGTTAACAAGTGTGTCGTGTAGGACGTAAGGAAGGTTCGATTCCTTCCACGACAATTCCCTTAAAATACCCAACTAACTGTCAGAGCGTACAAATATGTACGCTCTTTCTTTATGGAGAAAGGAGAGAAACATGAACTATGTAGAGCCGATTAGAGATAAAGATGATATACAAGCCATGAAAGATTACTTAAGAGAATGGAACGAAAGAAACTACATGCTGTTTCTCTTAGGTATTAATTCAGGGTTACGAATCAGCGACATTATTAATTTAAGAGTTAAGGATGTTCAGGGATGGTATATCAAGACAAAAGAACTTAAAACAGGTAAACCTTTAAAGAGAAAAATGACTCCAGTATTAAAAAAAGAATTACGAGAATACGTGAAAGGTAAACCGTTACATCATTACCTATTCCAAAGTAGAAACGGGAAGAATCAACACATCAGTAGATGCACAGCGTACTTAATTATTAAGGTAGCTGCAGACGAATGCGGAATTGATAATGTAGGTACTCACACGATGAGAAAAACGTTTGGCTATCATCAGTACAAAAAGAATAAAGATGTAGCTACATTGATGGAGCTGTTTAACCACTCAAGTCCAGCGATTACGTTGAAATATATTGGGATTAGACAAGATCAACAAGATAAAGTAATGACTAATTTCGGTTTATAACATTCAACTAAACATAATGAGAAAAGTGTTAGTTCATTTTTAAGAACTTAAAGAAAGGTTATTACAGCAATAAAAAAATAAGAAATGCGAACTAAACAGAATATAAGATATGTTTAGTTCAAAGGGAATAATTCCCAAGAGAGGAGTGTGCGATGGTCAGAAAAACATTAAATACTTCTCGTTGGAGAAGATTTAGAAATTTCATCTTAGCTAGGGATGGATATCGTTGTCAGGAATCTTTGCGATATGGAATATCTACACCAGCAGAAATGGTTCACCACATATTCCCAGTGAGCGAATATCCTGAATTAGAATTCGTAGCTTGGAATGTCATCTCATTATCAAACAAGATGCATAACAAGATGCATGATCGTATCACTGACAAAATAACAAAACTTGGAAAAATATGGCAAAGACGAAGAAAGAAAGAATTTGAAAAATTTTATGGATACCCGCCACCTTTGGATTAAGAATTTTTCCGGCTTTGGAAACCGAGGAAAGGAACTTTTTCCAACCGCGGGGCTTTTTATAGAAAAAGGGGTAAAAATCTCAAGGCTTATAGGAAGGAGGACGAGTTTTGGCAAGACCAATTACAAAGAAAACAATTGAAAAAGCAACAGAAAAGAAAATGAAAAGCTTAGGAACTTATCGCAAAGAGTATGCGGACTTAATTAGTATTTATGCCGGCTTGTTATTCCAGTATACAAAGTATGAAAAAGAACATGCTGAACGAGATTACGAAGTAGCAGAAATTTATGTGAATAAAGCCGGTGCGGAAAACTACAGGAAGATTCCTCTAGTCAATGTTATGGAAACTCTGAGACGTGATATTCTGACTTACTCAGACAGGCTCATGCTTAATCCTAAATCGTTAGGAGAAATCATCGCTCAAGATTCAGATTCATCTATCATCGATATTATGAACAAGCTGGGTGGTAAAGGATGAATCCATATATACAGCGAGCTATCAACTATGCCAATGGTGTACTTGATGGTAGTATCGCAGCTTGTGAAGATAAGATATTAGAAGCTAAGAGATTCTTAAGGGATATTGAAAATCCTAGATTTTATCTAAATGAAGAAGTCATTAATATATCTGTAAATTTTATTGAAAAAGTGGTAGTACATTATCAAGGCGAATCTGTTAAAGCGGTAAGTCTTCGTAATAAGCCGATGGAGTTACAAGAATGGCAAATGTTCGTTGTTGTAAACGTGATGGGTTTTTATAAGACAGGAACTATTGAAACAAGATTTAAAGAAGCAATGGTGTTTATCCCAAGAAAGCAAGGGAAAACCGCGTTTACTGCTTCGTTAGCACTTTGTAAATCATTAATTGAACGCATGAGTTCTTCGAAATGTTACATTGTTGCTAATAGTATTAAACAATCTTTAGAAGCATTTGGATTTATTCGATATAACGTGGAACGTTGGAAAGATAAAAGAATTAGTATTAAAGATAATAACTCAGAGCACTCTATTACTGGTGACTTCGGTAAAGATGGCTCTTTTTTTGTACAAGCATTAGCGAATGATGAATCTCGATTAGATGCATTGAACGGAAACTTTATCATCATGGATGAAGCTCATACAATGAGAAATTCAAAAAAATATGGATTGATGAAAAAGACGATGAGTGCGTACCGAAATAAACTACTATTTATCATTAGCACTGCTGGAGATATTCCTAACGGATTCCTAGCTAATCGATTGACATATTGCAGAAAGGTTCTAGAGCAAAGTATTGAAAATGACGAATTGTTTATTTTTATTTGCAAAGCGAATGAAGATAAAGATGGAATGCCTATTAATTATTTATCAGACGAAACATTAATGATGGCTAATCCATCGTGTGGTGTGACTGTAACACTTGAAGAATTGAGAGCAGAAGCAGAAATGGCTCTTAATGATCCACAAACTAGAATGGAATTTTTCAACAAGACGTTGAATGTGTTTACTAACTCATTGAACACTTATTTCAATGTAGATGAATTTATCGCAAGTGATGAGCAATACAATTGGACAATAGAAGAACTAGCTAAACTTCCAATTAAATGGTATGGCGGTGCTGACCTCTCTAAGATGCACGACTTGACAGCTGCCTCGTTAGTTGGAGAGTACGAATACGAAGGAAAGCAAATAGATATAACAGTCACCCATGCATTCTTTCCTATTGCTGCTGCTAAAGAAAAAGCAGAAGATGATGGCATCCCATTGTTCGGATGGAAAGACGATGGCTGGTTGACAATGAGCAATACAAAAACGGTCTTATATGACGATGTAGTGAAATGGTTCATCAAAATGAGACAGCTAGGATTTAATATCCGAAGTGTTGGGTTTGATAAGAAATTCGGACGTGAGTTTTTTATGAAGATGAAACAAAATAAATTCAGAATAAAAGACCAACCACAATATTTCTGGAAGAAGTCTGAAGGATTCAGACGAATTGAAAGGAAAGTTAAAAATAAAGAATTCTACTATGTGCATAGTGAAGCATTTGAATATTGCGTTGGGAATGTTCGTGCGATTGAAAAAACGGACGACATGATTCAATACGAAAAGGCCGATGGTGACGGTGGGACACAGCGTATTGATCTTTTCGATGCGACTGTTTTCGCAACTGTACAAATGCTAGAAGAAAGTGATAGCAAAGCAAATCATGCAAAAGATTTCTTTGGATTGAAAGGAGACTAAAATGGGATTATTCGATTTCTGGAATAAAAGAAATAAAAAAGATTTGTCGCGAGTGGGATTTATGTCGCCATTCGAATGGCAAAATTTAATATCACAAGATGATACTTATATCCCTCTAAACAAACATCCTGATGTTGTAATTGCCGTTGATAAGATTGCCGACTTAGTATCTAACATGACAATTCATTTGATGGAAAATTCAGATAAAGGAGATATAAGAGTACGAGATGAATTATCTCGAAAGATTGATATTAATCCATACAAGTACATGACTAGAAAAACTTGGATTTATAGAATTGTACGAGATCTATTATTAAACGGTGACGGGAACGCTGTAGTTCACGTTAAGTTAATTAGTGGCACAGATTTTATTGGTGATTTGATGCCATTGAATATGCGTAGCGTTGAGTTTATCGATGAAGAAGATGGCGGATATTATATTCGATATGGTTCTGTAAGATTGAATCCTGATGAAGTAGTCCATTTCACAATTAATCCTGATGAACAAAGAGCACATATCGGAACGGGATATAAAGTACTACTTAGAGATATCGTTAAAAATCTTACGCAAGCAAATAAAACGAAAAATAGTTTTATGAGAAACAAAAATATTCCTAGTGTAATAGTGAGTGTCAATGGGGATGCCGATGGATTAACGAATCAACAAGGCCGTGAAGCCATAATGAATAGTTATCTAAAAACTACAAATGCTGGAGAACCGTGGATTATTCCAGCTGAGATGATGAGAGTTGACCAAGTCAAGCCTTTGACGTTAAAGGATATCGCAATCAATGAATCAGTAGAAATTGATAAAAAGACAATTGCCGGACTATTTGGAGTTCCGGCTTTTTTCTTGGGCGTTGGAACATTTGATAAAGAAGAATATAACACGTTCATTAACACAAGGATTCTGTCGATTGCTGAAATAATAGCACAGACGTTAACAAGAGACTTGTTAATCAGTCCAAGAAGATATTTCAAGTTCAATCCAAGGTCACTATATTCATACAACATTACTGAACTAGTTTCTGCAGGAAGTCAGATGGTTCAGTTAGCTGCAATGCGCAGAAATGAACTTAGAGATTGGATTGGATTGGTTCCAGATCCAGAAATGGAAGACATTATAGTCTTAGAAAATTATCTACATCAAGATGATTTAGATAAACAGAAGAAATTGAAAGGTGGTGAGAATGATGAATAAAAGAGAAAGTTATCTCACTACTCAATTTAAAACACGTAGTGATGAAAGTGGAAAAAAATTCATTGAGGGATATTTCATTAAGTACGGTGTGGAAACAGAACTTTGGGACGGATTTTTTGAAATGATTGAAAAGGAGGCTGTAGACAAAGCACTAGAGCGTAATCCAGATGTTAGAGCTCTATTTAATCACGATACGAATATTTGTTTAGGGCGTACTGGAAATGGAATTCTAAAATTAAAATCCGATAACATCGGACTGTTTGGTGACTGCGAAATTAACAACGCAGATCCAGATGCAATTGGAGCTCATGCAAGAATTGAAAGACAGGATGTAAATGGTTGCAGCTTTGGATTTATTGAATTAGCTTTCGAAATTGTCGAAAGAAAAGATGGAACAGTACTCAAAATCATTAAAGATATGGAACTTCTGGAAGTCAGTCCTTGTACATTCCCTGCTTATCCTCAAACGGAAATCTCAGCTAGAAAACAAGGATATGAAGAATTTAAAAAAGAAGCATTAAATGCTAGAAAAAAATTATTAAAGGAGAAGTTAAATAGATGAAGAATAAAGGATTATTAATTAAACAAAA